CAGGACGTTATCATGAGATAACGCAAAGTGAGTCTAAAAAACTCCCTCACAAGCACAGCTGTGATTTTGGTCTGTTATGACTTGCTGAGTATTATAACCCCCCAACAAGAGACCTAAACTTCTTACAAAGTAGAAATTTAAACCAAAAGAAGACAATCCCGCCATGCACATTTATAGCAATTACGCCCAGTGGCTTTGTCTAAGACAAAAGGGGTACCCCCCACCACGGAATATGCACTTGTTCAATGTAATCTCGGTTAACGAAGAATATAGTCATAACGCTATATTCGCGTCTTGGATGCCTGTTGTGACTGCAAATGCAGAGGCAAGGAACTATACCATGAAATGGTAGCTCTAAAAAATTCCAGCAACTCACAACTAGTTGCTATTGTGGCAATACATGTCAGTCCAAATACTAGCGATTGTGGTTAGCACCATTATACTTGCCAAGCTTTAAACTTGAATTATCAGGCCAAAGATGCTAATCAGCACAAGTTGGTTTATGCTCAGTTTCCCGAGTAGTGGGGCCCTAAGGCCCCACCGGTCACAGCTTGTGTTTTTGATATTACAATCTGATAAACCACTACAGTGGATTATCTGCCCAGTTTCCTGAGTAGTGGGGCCCTCAGGCCCCACCGGTCACAGATTGTATGTTTTTATTGCACCTTTAATATATGCATTTGTGGCTGCCTAACAGCCATGCTAGGGGCTCCAACACCCCAAACTATCATGAAAAAGTTGAAGGTTAGATACACCTTGGTTATTCCATATAAGGCATTCTCTGATTAAACCCTATTAAAGGTAGATGCTAATCATTTACTTAACAATTCATCTTCAATTTATACTCTATTTCAGGATCGAAACTTGACCATTAAGATAATTGTTCCTATTCAGTAGCTTTTGATTTCACAAATTCATCAAACCATGCAATATGAGCAACTTATTCTTTAAGTTGAGAATATATACCATAATCAAATTATTAACGAGTCATATATTATCCTGGGTTTTTTATGCTGTAATTGCCTGTTTCTATTGCTCTACCGAATTAACGGCTCATTATAACATTGTTCCCTACGCGATAGCCAATCTTGGAAAATATAGTAAATATCTTATCACTAATGTAATGAGATTTTATCACATATCCTAGGCCATGTATAATTGCCTCTTCCTTAGAAACGCTGAACATATGAATGGCTTCTGACACTATCGAAACGAACTCCGTCTTCGTACACAATAATTAATCATCACCACCAAATAAGCCACCTACTAAGTCTTCAACCTAAGGTACGCGCAAATTATGGCCTCTTTAATTTAGAAGAAACATAGTGTGTGATTCTACCATAAATTTGCATATTAAAGTATTAGTAAAGGTAGTTAGTGTAGACACGCCAGACTTGATTGTGCCATGTAGGGTTCCTTTAATTAAAAGCTTCATCTTATTAAACCCTTTTTACTTAGGGAATTAAGGGTAATAGGCTCTGATCTTGATCTTCTAATCAAACAGTACACGCTTCAATAACTTGAAACATGCCGGGCTTATCTCCCCTTATAGTTCATCCTATAGGATAGGGTAAACTATTTCAGCAAATTTGCCGTGCACTATATTAATTAGCTCTTAATCTATATGTGCATCATGTTAAGACCCATCAATGCTGATGAAAGTACGCGCACCACGCTCTGATATTTTGTCAGCTAACTAATCTGAATTGAGACCGTGTACAAATCCTTATACGCTCTGTTTCGCAGCTCGTATTAGACGCATATTCGCGTAACTCACTAAAAGGTTACTCATATCATCTAATGTTATGATGCACCTAGGTCTAACATTTACCTATGATTTTACAGGATTATTATTACAGTCCAATCCGTAAGTTTCACCACTCTACGGTTCATTCTTTTTTAACATAGCTCGATAAATGGGGCGAGTCCGTATGTTATCCTTCATCCTGGTTAAGGCCATAGCATATCTCATCTTCTTATGCCCAATCGCACTGTCTATATAGTCTAATATTGTAAATTTGTCTTGTCTTATAAAAGCTACGAACTATGGTTAATGTTCAACTAACCATGCGCTCACATAATCCCTAAATATACCTATATTAAACTTAGCAGGTTTTACACGGGCACTACATTATCTATTTTTTATTGCAGAAACTAATGACTTGTGGTCAAGAGGGGTAAAATAAGGTTTTGGGAATTCATTCCCTACACGATAAATATTTTATTCCTTTATACAATGGCTTTTGGTAGAGTATATTTATTCGGCAGTTTACTCATTTCCGTTCAAGTCATAACACTAAAATTTGCCTCTAAATCCCCAGTCTGGTAAAAAAAACAACGGGTTTGGCAACTTCTCTAAGAAACTACGCTTCAAAGCAGGAAATTGAGCTTGAAAACTCTTGTAAGTCGTCTTCATATTAGCTTTATATTAGGACATCATTTCTTGTAATTTAACCCAAAATGTCTTAGGTGCGTTGCATCCTAATGAATATTCCACTTCGTTTTCACTCAAATATAATTACCGGCGCAAGCCATGGGAATTTCTTTCAAGTTGCTCAACTGGTAAATAAGCCTTGCGAATGTAGTATGTTTATAAAGCACCTTGTATCCGGAAAATCCGTACAAGTCTGCCAACATCTCTGGTTACATATCTCATTATAAACACAACTAGATAACCTATTAACACAATCAACAATTGTATTAAAAACTCATTCAAAGCAGCATTACTTTCTTCTTAAAATGTGTAGTATTAATCCCCCGGGTAGTAGTTTGCATATTATTATTAGTATTATTGCCACTAACTATTTTAGTACTACTATTGTTGTTACTACGCCCTTGCTTTGCTTTAATGATACCCTATATTAACTAAGAATGCACTATCTGGACTTTGGGCTTCTTACCAATTCGTCGAGTGCATATAGACTTAGATGCGCTTTGCTACATCATAATAGACGCATCTATGGGTAGGGTCCTGGTGTCGTAAAAAACACCGGCCAGGAGCTAATACCACTTATGTTGAGATGAACCATAATTAATATTGTGTTACCATTGTGAGTATTTACTATCTCCTTGGCCTTTGTTGGCCTAATAGATCTACAAAAGTATAAGTGTCAAAATAAGGGACCTTAACCTGTGGTTAACCTTATCTTTGTTCTTATTATCCTTGTTATTACTTGTAATAGTACCTTTGTTCATCTTAAGGGGTTTGTGATGTCTTCCCGAATATATCAGGTACCCCAAAGTTAGCAATTACAATAATGAGCGGTATATATAACATTACCATGATTCTAAACAATAAATGCAATTTTCTCCTTATATGGTGTTTTTTATAAAACTTCCCGACTTTGTGAACACAACGGTCGTAAAGCCGTCTAAGTAAACAATGCTCATACTTAATGTATTCTCCATAAATATCTTCGTCAAAAGTGCGACTATAATCATAATCGCGCAATACTATTTAACGCGCTTGTGGATCTAACAACCTTATTAATTACTAATCTTTTGGATGTAGCTAGCTCAAACCATCATGAGTCATATTCTATTAATTCAAAAATTACTAAGACTACACCATTTCAAATTATTAAGGGGTAATGTCTGTTTGCTATGAATAAGTTAAGGCATTTATAGTATCCTTAGCAGTTAATACCATATTTTCATTCTAGGCCTTCTTATAATTAGTCCATACTTAGAAATCACTTGTGTTATTAGTTACTTCTTAAACCATGCTAATACCAGTGTCGATAGGGTTTTAAATCAATTGTAGATTAAAACCTAAGGTCCGTACTTTTTTATCATAGTACCCGGCATAATTAAAATTAAATAATCCTATTTTCAACAAAGGAACGTATTAGCAGGCTGAAACTAATTGGTATTCGTCTACAAATAGATGATCATAGACTTGTTTAGTCATTTTAGAATCTGTATTAATACTTATCGGGGTAAAAGTAAAGCCTGATGTAACCCCTGCATATTATAGCTTCGCAAAATATGTATCCTAATTGAATGCAATGTCCATATAATGTGTTGTACGTGCAGTAGCATCTTCCCATAGGTTAACATATTCAAGATTCATCTTAATACTGAATGTGTTTTTCCAGCTATTGGGTGCATCATACTAAGCCAATACATCATTTTTAGGGCGGTATCCATAAAAACCAACACACCTAACATCCAATGCACGGCCTTAATCTAAAAATACCTGCTCAAGCCTATCAACGGTGGATGGCAATAGCTTGCTATTGGTAAACATGAGAAACTCGTGTTAATCAGATTTTTTGACTGTTTATCTTATACTAGACCAACTAGAAGCATATGTAACATACTGAATTTAACCAAATGAGTTGTTGTTAATAGTGATGGCATCAGTTCCTTCGAGTAATAGCTAATATTAAAGTTTGGTAATGTTGGATTATAATGCCGCAGAATATTCTGCCATGGAAATAGAAGGCAATATTATAATATTAGAAAATGGTAGTTTAGGGGCATTCCTCTTCACCCAGCGTAGGTCTATGTTACATAATACCAAAGTAGCATTCTTGTGGTTCTCAGCCTAAGATAAGATAGCATGGTAAACATAAAACCAATAATCATTCCTAACTACATTTATATTTTAGAACTTCCTTTCTTAATATAAAGATTCTCGGAACTTATCATAACCCACTAAGGTTAGTGCAGCGTGGACCATCTGTTTATTATCGACAAAATGATCTATCAAAGGAGATATTAACCTCCTCTTTGGATAATCATATAATTGTTAATTATAATCATGCAATTCTTCAAGAGCAGCACCTTATTGGGCTAATTGTGGATTTCCATCCTTTTCTTCCTCGTCTTCTTCATTAGATTTATCTTTATTACGCTTACATACTTTCTTGACATTGTTTATCAATGAGTTACCTATTAGTTTTGCTGATGCAAGGGTCGTGTCAAACAACAACTCTGCAGCAATTCCCGTGCCTTAGATTGCACAATTTGTGGCTACTTTGCCCATCTCTAACCCGACATCCATCATACCAGTCATAATGCATTATGCAACTGATTGATCGTCTTTAACATCTCGATTAATCATAGGTTTTCTAACAGGATCATGATCTTATGGTTTAAAGTCCTTCTAAAGAATAATTTCAGATTTATTTTCTCCTACAACTATCTGGGTATCAGGCTTTTTTACTTCTAAATTATCCACCTTCTTTGTAGGTTAGATTAAATTGTCAAGGGATAAATCTTTTAACAACTTCTTCTTTTTGTTTTACTATGAGGTGTTGTCAGAGGTTTTAGGAAGCTTATAGCCTTCAGAGGTAAATATATCAGGGTATAATAAGGCTTATTTTTTATCCATCCCTATGATTATTGGGGTATCCACATTATATTAAGTGTTATCTGAATCATTAACCAGTAGCACAGGGAATTAAGGGTTCTCTGATATAGTTGTGAAATTAGGAATCTAAAACCTATCTTCGCCATTAAACTTTTTAAAAGCCACTTGTATCACAGTATCAGCTCCTACAACATTATGATACTGACCTGCTAAAAAGACTGAATCTACCCTACCTAGTATAGGATTTACATCGAAAGATTAAAATCTAATACATGTTCCTCTAGTATTCAAGAAGATATGGAAGTCAGTGGCGCTAGTCTATGTAATCATTACTAAATCCCGATTGTAGACCTCTAAGTCTTCAGGGTGAACCATATCTAAACCTATGGTACTCAAAGTAGGATTATCTACACTCTAGCATACTGTAACACCAATGTAGGACAAGAACCAACAAGCTGTTGCTACGTTGACTTTTCTCTCCGCTTTCCATTCTTAAGTAAGGACTATAAAAAGGGCTCTTGCAGCTCTCTTATTTCTAGTTACATTTGCTATTTCAATATCCTAATAACGAGCTTCAATTATGTCATTCAGATCAGAATCTATATGGTTCATAACAACATCCATTAATGCCTGCATTGCTGTTCTATCATTAATATAGTAAGAGAATATCATAGAAACCATAGCTTGTCTTATTTAACTTTTAACATAAGGATATAACACCATCGAAATGGCGACTAACCAGCACTAATATAAATTTCCAAAGCAATCTAGCATTCTAGCTTCTTGTTTTTTTGTCTTTACTTACCATTCACCTTTCCCTATAAGGGCTTTAGCAGGTTTGACGGTAATTAATGCTGTTGAAAACACTAAAGGCTCCCACTAATATTCTTTGTCACCGAAAAACGGCTTATCCAATAACTAAGTTTCTATTTTTTAATGTTGGATCTTTGCAGTCGCAGTGTGATATACTCCTTCTTTAACCATTGCAAAGGCGTTGGGATAAGTATTGTCTGGAGTTGCTTTAGGCAACCGTTAACCAGGTCGTAAAACGGGCTTGGTGGGTATCTTCTCCTCTTCAATCTCCAGGTCTTCATCTTCTTTAGGTTTTTATTTTTTAGGTACATACTTTACCCCATATCTAGGCTTATGTGAGGTATCCCTATCAGGTGAATACCGTCTAGAATATGCATCTTTTATAGCAGTTGTAACTCTAGTTTGTCTCTTCTTATACTATTCATGCTATTTTACATCTTAAAAAACTTTACCTCTATTAGATCGGTAAGTGCTAAAGTTATGGGTCTTTGCACCCAACTTTCTTACCTCGGTAACTACCCCACTAGGTTATATTTCAAAATCTAAGTAAGGGTGAGCCAAAATAACAGGTCCTTCTTTGCCAAATTTGCGGACATCAAAAACATATTTCATTATAGTGAACCATAATAAAATATCTTACATCGGATTATGGTCTTTTGGTAACCCCAAATCCTAGACTACTGAAGTTTGATTATCAGGGAACCAAGCTAGACGTCCATTTCCTATGTCTATGATATGCTAGTTTAATTTGTTTGATTCTAAAAACCTTCTTTCAACACTAGCATCTTTACATACATAATAATACTGTACAAAGTTAAATCTTTCTCTCTATGCTTCAAGATAATTTTGAATATTATGTAGATATTAAGGGAGTAAATGTTATTATCCTGAAGAAAAATATCTCCCTTCTATAAATTGTAAGCTTTCATCAGCGGTGGAAACTATTAAAACACCCGCCTCCGAGACGTGGTCACCCATCATCTCTACATCAAGGTAGATCCAAAAGACCCGGGTGAAATCTCTATTGAAATATTTTTTCTCTAAAAACAAAATAGCCAATGATCGCCACCATTCCATGTTAGTAGGGTGCGATGCTGTTCTCATTATGTCTACCACTAACTTTTATGCGGCCTTTTTAGTTTAAGCTACTCTTGTGAAATTCTTCCCCATGAATTGCATAGAATATATCCACATCCCACCTGAGGGGACTGCCTCAGCTCCTTAAAAGAAGTTATTCAGAAAAGTGATATATGCTTCTGCATTTCGTCTGACATGTTATAAACTAAAAGTTTAGAATAATCGGGGGTAAGCTTACATATTTTGTAGGGCCTCTTCTATTATTGCTGGATGTTTATATCCTTACTCTCTAGGCTTTAGATTCTTCGGGACATTCATGACAGCAATTTTTTATGTAGGTGCTTTTTCTTCTTCTATCTCAATAGGCCCGAAACTTAATGCTAATGCCTCATTGATAGGCTTATTAAGCATTTGCTCCTATTATTTGTCCATTGAAGTTTCTTCCTTTCCGTTTGGGTTGTATAAACCGATGCTGAAGAAATAATCCAAGGTTGTTTCCCTTTCGAAGTCATACCCCTTGTCTTAAGGGGCTTCTTTAATGTTATCAACTTATTTAATAGGAGATAGGTTGTTAGAAGTTTTTTGCTATAAAGTAGACTGGCATCCTAGTGTCTGTGGCTCAGGCCTTATTACTTGTTTAGCTTGACGTTCCATCTGCCAGGCTTTAAAGCTCTCTACTTACTGTTCAAGGTCCTTCGTCCAACCCATTTTAAGTATCATCTAATACATAGTAGTATCTAGAATTTTTATTGTTTTAGTTGGTACTTATTATCTAGCGCGCTTGATCTCTTTCAATTTTGAGGTTAAAACAAGACTTTTACTTATAAGACTAGAAGGGACAGTTTATGTCACTACATCTCTCATTACACAAGCATAAATTCTCAAGAATTTTTCGCAAGTCTTTAGCGCGGAAAAAGTTTGGTAAGAATAGATATCTCGGATCTCGTAATCCTTTGTGCTACCAGGCCCTTAAGAAAAGCGTGGTACAAACTAATAATACCTGATATCCACCCCATGTTGATTCAAGGTTTGATAAACCTAAATATCTAAACATTCCACGGTTACACTAGGGGGTAATCTTACTGATGTTTTAGCCAATGGCTTCGCGAAGTATTCATCAAATATCTCTAAGCGGATTGACTAAGCTTTGATAAAGGAGGGGCTTTCAGCAAACCTATGATCTCGTTTTGAATCAAAGTAAGGCAGTAGTGTTGCTTCAGCCAGAAGTCGTTTCTAAAACTACAAGTCTATCTCCTCTTTTGGTGCATTTTTGATAGGTCCATGCTAACCTAATTAGTTAGTTTCAAGATGTAAAGGCACTTGAAAACCTTCCTGGTTTCCGTTTAAACCAGCCTCTTGTGAGAGGGTAGAGGTTGTCACCCTTCCTGCAGGGGGGGTTTGGTTTAGCTCTCCCCGGAGCTATTGAGTAGTTGGTTGTTACATAGCGAAAAAGCTTGTAAACGTTAACTGGTTTGACCTGTGTTATGCAGCTTCCCCTGGTCATAACGAGTAAGTCGG